CCGGTAAACCAATACCGTTCTGAAATACTTTGTAAGCCATTAGCTAGCCCTCCATAGTTCTAGTGTAGTGAACCAGTTATTTGGGTCGATAGAGTGCTTGACTCGTGTCACCTGGTATTTCTGGTCTATGTTGATGTTTGATGTTTGATACTTCACTGCCAGTGGGGTACCTGGCACGATTGTGGCTGCGTCGGTGAGTGTTCCGGTGCGGTTGATTGCTGGGGTTGTTACGTCTTTTACGAGCTGTTGTGGTCGTTCAATAAATGCTGTATTCATCCACGTCACAAGATCTGTTTCTGCAGCTGCGTTTACCGTCACGTTTTGGGACAGGATGCCGTAAAGCTGTATTGAGTCAGTGTTCTCGCGTAGGAGTGTTTTTGTTGTGTCTGATGTCATAGTGGCTTTGATTGAGTTCACTAGATCGTCAGGGTTTTGGTTTACGGATAGGCCGCTCATGCACCAGTGGTTTGCGTCTCCGTGGTTGTTGCCGACGGAATACGTTGGGGTTGCTACTGCGGTTGTGCGGTCCCTGTATTCAATTGCACCAGTTTTTGGGTTTAGCCAAAGTAGACCTAGTTGAGTGTCTAGTAGGTCTTTGATGATGTTGCCTGTTGTTTGGTCGGTTTGTTGTTGTCCGGCCATTGGAATGATGCCTGTACCATTTCCTGCTGAGACTGTTAGTCCTGCGTTGGCTGCTAGAGCTGTGAGGATTTGTGTGACGGTTTTGGTTGTGCCGATGTGGTTCCATGTGACACGTTTGTTTGCGAATCGTTTGTAGCCGTCGTAGGCGGTGCCGTTGATAAGGTTTGGAGCGTCTGGCCGGTATTTGATGCTCATGTTTTCAATGTAGCCGCTGAATAGGGTTTCATCGACGCCGGTAGCAACTAGACGTACTCGGAACGGGGTTCCGTTTCGTACGCTTGTGTTGTTGTTTGGGTCAAATACCCACGACTGCATTTCAAATAAGCAGCTGGACGGTTCGGCCGTATATTCGATGGATCCTGTTTGGCCGCCTCCGATTTGCATGTCAAGTTTGCTTACGGTCGCTTCGATTGCTTGCCAGGTGAATGCTGATGCTCCTGAGTCGCCAAGTACGTCGGTACTGCCGATGAGTGACTCGCCTACTACGAAGTAGCCTGCTGCGGTTAGTACGTCAGTGCCGCCCAGTTCGCTGATACCGATAATGAATACGTTGCCGGACTCGTTTGGTAGAAAGAGTTCAACTTTGAGGTTTTGGGCGATGTCAAAGTTTGCGATGGCCATTATCTCACCGTGCCAGTGTCGCTACTGAATTTGTTGAGTAGTGCCGTTAGGTCACTACCGGTCAGAGTGCCTGTGTTGTTATTTACGGTTACGTTATTCACAATGCTTGGCGCGCCTGTGGAATAGGCTCCACCCACACCTTGTACGGTGCCGTCGGGCATACGGTAACCAATAAGTTTGCCATTTGAGTAAAGCGGGCTTGGTTGGGCTGCGTTTCCATAGAGTTGGCTAGATCCTGGAATCGATAGCACTGTGGCTAGCGTAGAGACTCCTCCAATGATTTTGCCTAGGCTTGAGTTACCGCTTGGAAGTTTGGTTGTAGGAGTTTTGCTGCCGGGTACTGTTGGTACGGTCCCAGTTCCACCAGTAACTTTGTTGAACGCAATTTGTGCAGCTGTAGCTAATGCGATGGCAGCCTTAGTCGCGTTCACGGCCGTGGTAACTAGTTTCCATGCTCCAGCAACTGCGGCGATACCGCCTACTAGTGGAGCTAGCCAGTCACCGTTTTCCATAGCCCAAGTTGCTGCGTTACCTAGCCACGTAACCATTTCAGTGACTGCGTCAGTGACTTTCTGAATGGTTTCCTCACCCTTGGGGCTGGCCATCCATGTCGAGAACTTGTCTAGGGCGGGCAAAAGAGCGGTTCCAATATTTTCTTTGATGTCGTCAAACATGACGTTCATGCGCGCATAAGGGTCAAGATTTGCTGCTTTGTCTGACGCTCCAGCAAATGCCATAGCCAAGTCGTCAATAGGAGTTTTTGAACCCTTAAGGCTAGGAATGAGTTTCATCAGAGCGGTGTCGGAACCTGCCAAGCTTTTTGTCATAGCCATGACTACTTGGTCTAGGTTCTTACCAGTACCGGCTGATGCGTCTAATGCAATTGACATTAGTCGGTTGGACTGGTCGTAATCCTTGGTTGCAAGAATAAGTTTTGAATAAGCTGGCCGTAGTTCGTCATCGGCTACAGCTGCAGATCGTTGGAACGCTGCGATTGACTTTTCGACACTAGCGATTTGAGCGTCATTTGCGCCCATAGTGGTTTCTAACTGTTGTGCTAGCAAACCTTGGCTCTTGCGGTCCTCGACGGCCGCTTTGGTAGCCTCAGTTAGTTCCCTGGCAAGAAATGCGAACGAGAGTCCTACACCTATGCTGGCAAATGCTCGTTTTGCGCTTGAGGCGAATCCGCCGATTCTGTCATCGAGTTTGCCAAGGGTTGATTGTGCGCCTTGAGTCGCGGAGGTGAGCTTCTTGAACTCGCCAAGAATCTCGACATTCAAAACTAAGCTCATTCGGAGGCCTCCTCGTATAGTGCGGTAAGTTCGTCCAACTTTAACTGCCTGAATTCGCTAGGGCTTATACCAAAGCGAACACAGGTTCGAGCCATCAGCTTGACGAACTCGTCTCTTTTGGGTCCTGCTCGAATCCCTGCAAATACTCGACCATGCCGGCCATAGTCATGGCCATGAATGGTTCAATAGTTGCCGCCTTATCGGTGCGCTTGGCTAGTAGCCAGGCAAGCATCGCCATTGGTCGCCCTGGCTGAACGCCTTCGCTCATTAGATCGGTGAAGTTTTTACCGGTGAGGGTAATTAGTTCCTCGACTTCTGCCATGGTTAGGGTTTCGATGATTTTCATTCCGTTGGTATTCCGTTCGTATCTTGCTTTTTGATAAGGCTGTCCAACTCTCGAAAGTAGTTGGCGTAGACCTCTTCTCGAGTGTAGCCGAGTGCTTTTACAAAGAATGGTTGTGGTTGGATGTGCTTTTTGAACCAACCCCAGTGAATTGGGTTGGCGTATGGGACACTGGCACGGCCAGCCGAAACGGTGGCTTTGTTTAGAGCTTTACCTACTCGGAGGGTTCCAACTAGTCGGCCGGAACGGACTGGCACCAAAGGTCGTGCCGCCGCGAGAACCAATTCCGCTGCGTTTGCATTGGCGGTTTTGATTTCGTCGGCTGGTACGCCCACGGCTTGAAGTGCTTTGATTGCTTGCTTCAAACCGGCAACTTTGATGCCAGCCTGTTCTGCCATGGTTAGACGGTTGCGTCGAGAGTAACGCCGTAGTAAACGTTTGCGGCTGGGTTGTGGACCGAGTTGTCTACAGTTAGCGACACGGTGAACTTGGTTACCTCGTTTGAGTTCAACGCCATTGGTGGCAACTGGTCAAACTTGACGGTTCCCTTGTAATGTGGCTGGGTTGCGCTCTCGGTCGAGTTACCGTTTGGTGCGATCGTGAATGCTGCGGTGGTACCAAAGTTAGCCCACAGTAGACGGTACAACGATGCTGAGTCGCCCGAGGTCAAACCTTCGAGGTTGAGAGTCCACTGGCCGCCAGTGCGCTGTTCGCAGAAAGTCTGAATGTCGCCAGGAGCGTCACCCAAAGTTAGCTCGACCTTGTTAGCGTCACACGCGTAGTCGGTGGTGCCGATTTTGAAAATGATGTTTCGCGCCGTGATACGGGTTGAAGCTGCCATTTCTGGCCTCCTAAATTGTAATTTGTAGGTTTATGGAAATATTGGCGGCCAAATACTCTGCGTTGTTTGCTTGCATGGCATAAGGCTGGCCGACGCTCTTGAACAACGTGTATGCCGGGAGTGCGTTTAAAACACTCTCGATTTGTGCGTCTAGGGCTTCGGTTGAGTTTTTGTTGGTCGCGGTCGCTGCAATACAGACGAGCTGTAGTTGTACGTCATACTCTCGGTCGATTGACTGTCCTACGATGTAGGGAGTATCGGCGGTCATAATGACGATGGGCGGAACAATGCGCTCTGGAACGTACTCGAGAACTTTGATGCCTGCGTTTTGCAGATCTAGTTTGAGTTCGCTTTTAGCGGCCGTTATCTCGCTCATACGCCGTAACCAACATAAGGAAGTAGCAAAGGATAGACAGCGATCATCGGGTCGCGGGCGACTCGAGCGACGCTACCATCGTTAGTTGCAAATTGGGCAATACCTTGGGGGCTTGAGCGACGGTGGAAGAGTTCCGAGGCACAGATAAGGATTGCTTGTCTGTGAATCTCATTAGGTACCGTATCTACGGTCCCAATGAAACGTCCAACGTGTGCGTTTGCACCGTCGAGGCATGACTCAACAAAGTCGCTTACCTCATCGGTACCAACATACTCGCGGAACTCCGCCAACGTCACTGCAGGCATTTTGTCCTACTAGGCGGTTACGTCTAGCTTGACGATTGCACCCTCGAATGGAACGGTGATTGCAGCGTAGCCGTATACCGATACCGAGTCAGTGAGAGTGGTGATGTCGCCGTCGCTGAGGCGTACTGGAGCACCTGCAGACTCTAGGGTCTGGACTGCTGCCGAGTTAGCTAGATAGACGGTTCCGGCGGCAAGTGCTGGGTCTACGATCACCGGCAAACCGAATAGCGAACCGGTTAGACCTGGAACGTTAGCCGAGCCAATGTTGTTTACACCTGCACCTGCTACGTTTACCACTGGGCGGCCGTCTGAACCGGCAACCTTCATAATGTTTACGTATGCGTCTGGTGCGGCGATGATGACCTCTGGAGCCAAACCTGAGTTTGCCTTGATGTAGGCTGCACCGTTAGCGACACCCTCGAGGAGTGATGCTGCGGTTCCGCCGTCGGCGTCGAATACCTTGCCAGTCCAGGTTAGCGAGGCCAACTTGGCTACTACTGCGGCGTTAGTTGCGCCTGCGTAAGCAATTGCAAGGCCAGCGAATGCAGTGTTCAGGAATGGTACCGAGCTGCGCTCGATGGTCTGACGGCTGAACGAGGTGTAACCGCCGTAGGTCTTGACGTCTGCCGAAACTGCATCGATTGCCAGGTTACCGAACGATAGAGCTGCGTTCTCTGCTGACTGTGCGCCAACTGCAAGAGTGTTGCTTGATACTGC